CCTGCTGCACCTGTAAAACCTGTTGTCTTAACTGCTTGCCAAGATGTTCCACCTGCTACATCTGTGAATGATAAATTACCAGAGCCATCTGTTTTTATAACCTGGTCTACTGTGCCTGTTGCTGTAGGTAATACTAATGTATATGAAGATGAAACGGTTCCAGCCGCTTTAAGTCCTACGTATTGCCCACCTGTTGTATCTTGAAATCTTGCTTCTCCTGTTGCACCTATATTTAAATTAGTGCCATCCCAAACTAAATTAGCAGAACCACCAAAAGAGCCTGAGTTATTAAATTGAATTTGTGTATCAGATCCACCTGGAGGTGATGCTAATGCAATTTCAACAATGTTTGTTCCATCAGAAAATAAAAATTTATATCCTGTTGAAGTAAAGTTAACACCTGTTCCAGATACTGTTTTAAAAGTTACTGTTTGTGAACCTGTTGTAGCATTTTCTACAATGTATAATTTTTCTACTGAATCAGGAACAGTAACAGTTGATGTACCTGTTAATGCACCAGTTAATTTAATAACCATGTTTCTAGCAACAGATGTGCTAGTTGATCCGTCTGTAATTGCTAATGTTGTTGTTCCGCTATCAGTTACTGCTTGCGCAACATAACCTGCAACGGCTTGTTGAATAATATCTAAATTTGTATTTGTCTTAGTACCCCAGGTCCCAGCGTTTTCGCCAGTGGCCATTAATTCTATACCAAGCTCATTATATGTTGATGCCATAAATCTCCTATGCTGCTACATCGTTATAACTCGTATTTGATCCAGTTGCAACATTCGAATATGAAGTATTCGAACCCGTTGAAACGCCACTATATGATGTATTTGAACCTGTGTCAACATCTTGATAGTGTATAATAAATGGATTTGTAAGGCTAACTGTAGCAGATAAACCTGTTAGTCCAATTACCTGATCATCTATACTTACTGAACCTATATTAGTTGTAGCTGATAATCCTGTTAATCCAATAACATCATCAACCTGAACAGAACCAATACTAGATGTAGCTAATAAACCTGTTAATGGAACATCAGCATTTGCTGTAACTGTTTCAGAACCTAAACTAACTGTAGCAGATAAACCTATTAAAGATACATCTTCATTTGGAGCTATTGCAGTACCTTGAGATACTGTAGCTTCGATTCCAGTAACCGCAACAATTACTCCTGATTCAATTACAGATGTTCCTAAAGAAACAGTAGCTGAAATACCAGAAATTAATACTGTTTCATTTGGTAATACAACTGTTCCTAAAGAAGTTGTAGCTTCTAAACCTGTAGGAGCAACATCTGCATTTCCTAATGTTGTTATTGTTCCTAATGCTGAAGTAGATTCTAAACCTGTTAATTCAAAATTAGAATCTGCTGTTGTTGTAGCTGTACCTAATGATGAAGTTGCTTCAATTCCTGTAATTGCAATATCTGCAGTTCCAGATAATGTGACAGTACCAATACTAAATGTAGATTCAATTCCTGTAGGTAATACATCTGCGTTTGCAAATGTTAAAATAGTTCCTAATGCTGTAGATGATTCGATACCAGAAACATTGACAACGATATTATTTGTACCGCCCCAAACTTCTGAGCCCCAAGTAAATCTTCCCCAACCTGTGTCGTAAGTATCTGAGTCTCCCCAATCAGCTTGACCCCAATTAACGTGGCCCCAACCTTGTAAAATATTTTGATCAACCGATCCGCCAACATTCCAAGTGCCTTCACCCCAATTAATTCTTGAAGCGTTCCAAACAGTTGGATTAACGATGGCCTGTAGACCCGTTACGTTTACTGTAACGTCAGCCATGTCTTACCTCCTATGCTATTCTGATAATTGCGTTAGATGCGTCTGCTGCTGGGAATTGAATTGTGAAAGTTCCGTTAGTTGCAGTTTTATCGCCACCAAATGCGATTGCACAAACAGCTTTGTCTGATTTTGAAGAATTGTAAATCAATGCACCGTTTGCAGTGAAAGTTGCAGATGACCATGAAGTGTCAGCAAAATCGCAAAATGCAGTTGTTCCAGAAGTTGTTGGTGTTACACTTGTTAAAGTATTTCCACCAGCTGAATAAGCTGAACCTGCATCATTTGTAATTTCATTTGTTGCTGAATAAGCAGTTGTAGCTGCACCTAAAGTTGCTGAACTTGTGTAAAGTGCAATTTCAAAAGTATCACCTGTAGACGCAGTAAAGTTGTGCGTACCAACTAAAATTTCTTGTTTGAAACTTGTACATATTGCCGAACTAATTGCCATAAATAACTCCTATTAAGGTGATGGAGACGGAATAGGAATCCTAACCGTACCATCTGTGTAGTCGTCTCTTTTACGTCTACCCAATTGCTCAGAAGCGAACTTCTGAACTTCTTCTTTATACTTATTTTCATAAAGTGTCAACATATCCATTGGACCTTTTAAATACCCATATGCTTCTACTAAACAAGCATAAAGTAAGCCATTTCCAAAATATTGACTTATGTAAGTTGTAGTATTTCCACTAGATAAACCATCAGGAATTGCTTCATAATGTATCTTAAAAACATAAGTACTATCAGGTACAGGAGCTAAATATAATCTTCCTGAAGTAATATCAGTTACACCTGTTGCTCCTCCAAACATAGCATAATATTTTGGCATACCTGTAGAAGTTTCTGCAGGAATATATTCTTGTAAATAAGATTCATCTTTTTTTTCTAACCATTGATTTGATCCTGTTGATAAAGAAGTCGAATCATAAACTTGTAAACCTTTAACAAATAAAGTTTTAGCTGGTAAGTTAATTGTACTTTGACCTGTAACTAAATTACCAACAGATTGTTTTTTATATGCATCAATGGGTAAATCTCTTAAAATTCTAAGTTCAGAATTTTCAATAAATTGATCTGTAATTGTAGAAGTTAAAACATTACTATCTACTTCTGTGTAGTTTTGAATTGCTGTTGTTAATGTTGCGTATGTAAATCCTGCCATTAGCTATTAATAGTGATTGGTCCAACTGAACAACCACTTCCTCCTCCCGATATGTTTCCTGATATAGCAGTATCAGTATTTACTGTAAAAAAAAAATAATTATCACTAGTATAACTAGAAACCACTGCAGCTCCATTTTTATACAGTCCTGTAGTAATAACATATCCTGAAGCATAAGCAATATTAACTCCTGTTATACCATCAAAATCAGAAGGGTCATTATAAGCTGCTGTTGCAGTTGTTGCTCCTCTAAATCTATATGTATTACCATTTGTTAAACCGTGACCAGGGGCAAAAATATTTATAATACTTGATCCAGCTTGATACGTTGTAAATGGATTATCTGGTAATAAAACAGTAACAGGCGGTTCTGTTCTATCAGGTCTTGCTTGTTGTAATCCTTGTGGATCTCCTCCTGGTGGTCTTGGAGTTAATTGTGGTTGCTTTGGTTCATATTCAGAAAAATGAACTTTTAAACCATTCCATTCTGTAACCATTTCTTTATATGGAAATGCTTGACCAGAACGGTCTGATATAAATTGTGCATATTTTCCTCTTGCAAATTTAGACATTTGGATAGTAAGCCTTTGGTGTTATGATTGAACTTGAAGGCGATCCATCTTCTGATAGTGCTCTTGCAAGTTCATCTTCGTAATATAATTTTAATTCTTGCGTTCTTTGTGGTTGAAATTTTTGTGATAAATAAAAAGCTAATCCTGATACCATGCAAGGTACAAATCTAAATGGAATATCTCCCGCATTTGTGTAAGCACCTAAATCTTGAATTCGTTTTACAAAATAATAATTAACAAAAGTACCTGCTTCAGATGTTCCTGGTGTTTGATACAAAGTTAACGTAACTTTATCTATGAACCTTTGAACAAAATATTGAGAGGGTACACCTTCAGAAGTTTTATTTGGAATTGCTTGATAAGTTGATCTATCTATCTTTGTAAGTGAAGTATCAATACTTGATGAGTTTCTATAAACGGCTTCTAATATATCTGAAACTCCATAAATTGCAGTAGTGCTAGAAGTACCATCGGATGGTGATCTAAAAATTTCATAAGTAGCTTGACTAGCAACTAAAGTAAAAGATGAATTACCAATTTCCCAATAATGAAGACCTCTATTTCCCCATTCTTGAAACATTATGTTTAAGGTACGTCTGGCCATACGTAACTGATTACCAGCTACGGGTTGCACTCCTATTCTTTCATAAGCTTCTTCTATGACTTCATCAATAGAAAAATTTTTATCAAAGACATATGTACCAGAAGTAGTGTTAGCCATTTAGCCTCCTACGCTGTTAAACTTGGTCCAGAATATTTATCTGTCAATAATGTATAAGCAGCAACGTTAGTTTTAGTTTTACAAAAAATTCCTTTTGGAAATAAAATTCCATCTTCAGGAAATGAAAAATTAATTACATCTCCACTTGGAACATCCCCAATAAATAAAGTTGTACCTGAATTAGAAGTTGTAGTTAATTCTAAAACTCCTGCTCCTACTGCATCAGAAGCAATTATAATACCTCTTAATCTAACGGGTGCAGCAATAATTGCTGTTGGACCTGCAGCTGCTGTTGATCTTGTTGCTTGTATATCGCCTTTACTTGCCATGTTATTCTCCTAAATTTTAATGTGGGCCGAAGCCCACACTAAATTAATTATTATACTGCTGTTGCGTCTTGTAGGTTGTTAGCTTGAACATACGTAAAAGTAACACTTACTTGACCTGTAGTTGCAGTAGTTCCTACAGCTATAAGTGTAGCTGTAATTTGTGTATCAGCATCAAATCTATCAGCTTCATCTAAAGCAGCGTCAAGTATAGAAGAAACTTCTCCTAAAATTTTAACGTCAGTATTACCGATAAAATATGCAGCTGATCCTGTTTTTCCAACTGAAACAGTTGCTGTAGTACCTTGGTCACTTGCTATTGCAACTCTAATTGTAGTTGTAAGTAGTTGTGAGTTTTTTGGTATTACACCTACGTTGTAAGTAGTTGTTCCAGCTGCGACTGCTGCATCAATCAAAATTGATTGAGACATTACAACTTGACCAACGTTTGCAACGTTATCACCAAGTGTTGTGCCTGTAGTGTTTGAAATCGTTCCCGCTCTTATTGGTCCCGAAAATGTTGTGTTTGCCATATTATATTCCTCCTAGAATACATAAATGTAGTCCCTAGGGATGTCGACCATACGCGTCTACATTTACTTTGTTTTATTAATGTATGGTGCGTAATTTATAGCTTAGTTTTGTGAGAAGTGCAAGAGAGTTTGTAGTGGAGTTGACGTTTCCAGCGATTTAGTAGCGTTTCTATTAAGTAGCTACTGAAACTTGAGGTGCAGCATCTTCTATTTTACTAACATGATTAGCTTCTTTAGCTTCTACCATCTTAATATGATTAATAACTTCTCTAATTTTGTTATCAATCTTAACCATATCGAGAGTATATCTACCCTCGTCGTTATAGTGCTGCTCCCACTGTAGTTCTAAGCCCCTCTTCTGTTTGTAAAGGGATTGAACGTGTGTTTGCATCATTAACCTCCTCATAGGTTATCCAAGTTTTAC